TTTTGTTTTTTTATTTTTTTTGAGTTGTTTTGTTAGTGGGCTTGCTAGTGGAGTGGGGAATGCCAGTAGGTGTGTTGAACTTTGTTGTGGTCGAAGCCGGCGTGCCCAGACTAGTCGCAAAGGTTGTTGCCGTGCTTTTACTCGTTCCGGTTGATTTGCTTGTATTGAACGACGTTAACGTACTCTTGCTTGTGCCTCTACTCGTAGCCGTAGCAAAAGACGTGTTGAACGATGTAGATGTGCTCTTGCTAGTGCCAAATGTCGTGTTATACGAAGTGTTGAACGATGTAGATGTGCTCCTGCTAGTGCCAACTGTCGTGTTAAACGAAGTGTTGAACGTAGTAGCCGTGCTTCTCGTTGTATTTATCGTGTCTTTACCAGAAAGCGTAGAAAACGTAGTGGTCGTGTTCCTAGCCGTACTCCTACTGGTGCCCCGAGTAGTATTAAACGACGTTGTAGTGTTCCTACTTGTACCCCTACTGGTGCCCCGAGTAGTATTAAACGACGTTGTAGTGTTCCTACTTGTACCCCTCGAAGTCGTGGTATTAAACGAAGTGTTGTAGCTAGTTGTAGTGTTCTTACTGGTGCCAAACGTAGTCGTGGTGTTGAACGATGTAGTCGTGTTTGCGCTGGTATTGAACGCAGTGTTGAACGATGTAGTCGTTGACTTGCTTGTCGATGTAGCAATGCCAGTAGTAGTGTTGAACGTTGTAGTCGTTGACTGGCTAGTAGACTGGCTGGTCTGAGTCGCACGAGTTGTCGCAGTTGCGCGTGTTGTCGCAGTAGCTCTGGTCGTGTTGTATATGGCGTTCCAGACCGTAGCCAACGTACCGCCGTTATTAACGACGATGAAGTTCACCGAATGAATCGTGTTGGCAGTAGCGACCACAGTAATCTGCGAGTCGTTATCTAGCTCCTTCAGCGTTCCATTGTCGTTAATAAATATAGCCACTGTTTGTTCCTAGCTAATGACGTAGAACACATGACCGTCTGGGAACCCAGAGGCAGATGTCGGATTCGAGCTAACAATCGACTGTGTTCCTACCGTTTTGCCGTTAGAAACTATGTCAGTAAACGTACCAGCCGCTGCCGTGCTGCCGCCAATAACAACATTATCAGCAGTTCCACCATTGATGTCTGCGGTGGTTAGAGTCGCGCTTGCAATCGTAGCACTTGCAACATCAGCTAGCTCCAAATCTATCAACGCATCTGTGACCGCCGCTCCACTGCCAGCACCATCCAAGTACACAATTTTTACGTTGCCGTTGCCAATGGTTACAGTAGCACCAGAGCCTTGCTTGATAATGATATTCTGTGACCCACTTGTTGCATTCTCTATAATGTGAACGCGGGTCATTGTATTCGGCCCAATCGTGATGGTGCAGGCTGAATCCAAAGTGCCGGTATACTTAATATACATTGCACGAGCAGGATCAGTTGAGCCATCAGCTACCGTAGACGTATGGGTGTCTGCATTGGTTGTGATTGCTTCAGTGCCATACCCTAAAGCCTCACCTATCAACTCAAGGTTGGTATTTGTACTTGTGCCCCAGCTACCTGATTCGTCGCCAGTGGCGATTTCTTTTAAGCGAAGGTCGTTAACGTAAGTTGCCATTTAAGCTACCTCTTGCCAGTTAGGAGTTTGGCTTGTGCCAACATTATTCCAGTTAGGAGTCTGTGAGTCATCCACCAGCCCCCATATATTTATTGCGGTCACTGCGCCTGTTGCACTAACCCCTGTCGGGGCGACTAACGCCTTACCTATTACGGTCACAGAGCCAACAGAACCTGTCCCAGATACGCCTGTAGCAGCCCCTGTAGCCCCTCCGGTAGCTGTAGGTGCAGATGTAGCCCCTGTCGCAGAAACCCCAGTAACGCTTGTTGTAGCGTCTGCTGAGACGGTTGGGACAGAAACTTGGCCTGTACTAGAAACGCCCGTGATCGAAGCATCTGGATCAGCGTCAACCGTTCCGACGCCACCTGTACCTGCAACACCCGTGACGGGAGCATTGATACTGAGAAGAATCGAAGGCGAACCTGCCGCCCCCGTACCCTCAACACCTGTAACCGGCAGTGTGTTGTTGCTTATAGTCGATACGGAGCCTACAGAACCCGTGGCTTCCAATCCAGATGGCGTAACCGTCTGATTGATAGCGACAGTTACTGAGCCAACAGCGCCTGTCCCTGCAACACCCGTAACTCCCTGAACAATGCTCAGTGAGAACGATAAAGTGCCTAGCTGCCCCGTACCCGCCACCCCTGTAACGGGGAGGGTGTTGTTTGAGGTGGTTGTAGCCGTGCCAACAGATGCTGTGGCGTCAAGCCCTGAGACTGGGACAGTTACGCCCAGTCCGATGGCAACATCTCCTCCTAGCTGGGTCGTACCTTCAACACCTGTAACAGGAAGGGTGTTGTTTGAGACGGGTAACGGTACTGTAACTGCGCCGGTACTCGAAACTCCTGTCGGCGTAACATTTGCTTCTGCAACAGTTGAGACAGACCCAACCGCACCAGTACCAGATACACCAGTAACAGTAACGTCGGCATCTGCCGAAATAGTAGCCGTAGTAACAGCACCAGTCGCTTCAACGCCTGTGACGGTGACAGGGACACTTCCCTCGCCCCACGCAAGGTCACCCCAGCCACCGCGACCCCAGCCGTTAATTACCGCCATGTACTAAGTACTAGGCTATTCGGATAATGGCGTTAGACGCATCCGCAGTGGGGAACTGAATGGTAAAGTCACCCGCTGTTGAAGTCTTGTCACCACCGAAGTCCAACGCACAAACAGCAGGGTCACCTGACGCGCTATCGTTAAAGATAAGCGCCCCACGAGCCGTAACTGTCGCATTTGAGAACGTTAAGTCTGCAAAATCAGTCAACGCCGTCGTGCCCGAAGTGGACGGATCTACGCGAGTCAGGGCCGCACCCTTTGCAGTGTAGTTTGTACCTGACACTTCGTTAGACGTAGTGTATGCGGTGGTGCCTGCGCCCAAAGAAGCACTGCTTGTATACAGTGCCAAGTTGAACGTGCTTCCGCCTGAGTTCTTAAAGTTGTGTACCGCTTCCAAAAGCTCTTTCTTGAAAGACGTACACATTGCTGTCGTAATAGCCATTATAGACTCCTTATGATGTTCGCCATGTCAGAATGGCCTTGGTTATCAAATTCAGCGGCAAGAGTAACTCTGTCACTACGAATCGCCTCTTTGATGTAAAACAAGACCGTCGCCCTGACAGCCCTCTTAAATTCGTTTGCTTGTTCGGCAATCGCCGGATGGCAGTTTCCGCCGACACTAACAATCCTGTCCGCTGCTGAATTAGCCCAGAAGTCTGGATCATGTCCTTTGTGATCTGTAGTAGAAACTAAGACATTGCCAATCTCTGACTGCGGAGCTTCAAAAAACATTGTTTACCCTATCCAACTTCTAAACGTGCTTGCCCAGATCTATACGTATCTGAACGTAATTTGCCGTCGCCCAATATCTTCAGCAACGCCATAGCACTAGCATACATTTTTTCGTACAACGTAATCATGTCTGGCTCACCTTTCATAAAGCGTATGGCCTCTACTAAAGTGCCGTTTAGCAGCGCAGAGTCAAACTCTTCTCCAAGCCAAGTAGTGCCTGCTACAACAATAGACTGTGGGTAATACCCATAATGAAGCTGCGTTGTGAACCCAGAGTTAGGCGTTGGCCCTAATAAAATCGTGTCGTTATCAAACAACGCATAGTGCTTAGGCGTTCCCGTAGAAGAAGAGCTAGGGTACGCCTCACGTATAAAGTTAACGTCTTTGTTGAGCAAAAACGTAAAATTACCGCTGCCGTCTATAACTGCAAGGCTATAGACATACAAGAAATCTGATGGAGTAGACAGATACTCATTGCTAGAAGTCATAACACCGCTCACATTCTTACGTAGCGCGGGTATCTGCACAGTGTTGTATATCTTCTGTTCCGCCTGTTCTGTGAACAAAGCAAGTTGAGCATCTGTAAAAGTTACCTCACAGATGTCCTGAACATTCGTTTTTAGCTCAGTGTAATTCATGTTTTACGCCATAGGGCCACGGGCCATTGTGCCTTTGGTTGCAGCGCCGGTACCACGTACCTTGATTCCAGTGGTCTTAACACCAGACATGTCTGGCTTAGGAGCATCTTTTACTGGCTTAACATTACTAGTCTTTTTCATAAACGCCTCTAGGTCGTTGTTACTGTTACTGTGCCCACCTGACCAGTTGCTACTAAGTCGTTAGGAGTTAAGTCAAATGGGTCACTACCCGCACCGACAGGGTTCCACCCCCACTGTATCTGCCTACTACTTGTAACCCCTGCCTCACCTAAACTCCTATCGGGTCGAGGATCTTTTATAGCTTGCGGGTCGTGTACTGGAACCTCACCTAGTTTGAGCTGTGGGTGATCTGGACTCCAACACTCAGGACATGCTTTTAAGTTAGTGTCCTGCCCTTTTCGTATTAAGTTCTTTAGCTCTCGTAGTCTATACTGAAACCCGCAGATGTCACACTCTGCTATAGCACGTTTAGTGGAAGCGTACCTGTTACCCATTGCTAGATCCTACCAACGCGAGGTACGAAACGTGCGGACGTTTTGTCTCTGTCTTCCCCAGCAGCCAACATAAACTGTTCTTCGTAGATGTCTTTCAGCATAGGTACACGCGGCATAAGCTCTGGATCTTTCATAGCTATGTGGTACGCCAACCCTGAAACTAAGCAAGGAAGACAGCGGAAGTTCAGGTCAGAAGGACCTACGACAGTCCCTCCGGCTTGTAACCGACGCATTACGTAAACCTTTGAAACATAACACTCTTCTTTTATCAGATACTGACACAAGGTGAAAGT